TAGACAGCCCGTGGTGAGCAGGACCAGTTTCGAGTTTTGCGGGCGTCGATGCGACTGAACCGGAAACCGCAAGACTTCCAACCCATTGTAGAGCCGATTTTGACTGGCGCTTGACATGGTTTCCGCGAATGCGCAAAGACTGGTTTTTGCTCGTATTGGCCGTGCATTCGATAAACGTCACGTCATCGATGTTTTCCGGTGAGAACGGAGGCCAAGAAAAGACAATCTCTTCGCACGTCCAGGCCGTGTGCGCGGTGCGGGTAATCTTATGCGGCGGATGATTCGGATGAGCGAGAAACAGCAGATCTCCGTTTTGCACAAATGAGATCGAATCGAGCTCGGCCTCAAGCCACGGGAAGCTGTTTCCAGAAACGCCGTCGCGAATCTCAAACACTTCCTGAACGGTGCCGACGGTTGTACCAACCGATCGGCCTGTGCCGTCTTCACCAACCAGTTGGAAACTAAAAGAACCAGGCGCAGCGATTTCAAAAAACCGTCCGTTGAGTTCAGTTTGATCAGATCCAGAAATGTAGACTTGCTGACCAGCTACCAAATCATGAGCCGGCGCAACGCTGACTACCACAGGATTGGCTGCGCTCGCAGAAATAATTGAATACGACTGATCAAGCACAGCACCTGAGTCTTTGATGACACGCATGCCGCCTTCGTACAGCTCGAGCACATACGCTTGCTCTGTAGAAAACTCAAACGGGATCAAGCGGCTTTTGGCAGATTGGCTTTTTGCGGCCTTGAGGAATCGAGTGCCTGACCGTTTCAGCGCCGGCCCTTGCACCGTCGGGATGAAGTTTTCCAGCACGTTGCACGCGCTCGAATACTTGTCGATGTCCACGCGCCCTTGCAGACGCGGACCCCACTTGCCCGCATTGAACGATGCTTGGATGGGAGAGCTGCGCGGCACGGGTCAGTACCTCGCCGTGATCCAGAGGTCTTCCTCAAACTCAGACGGGGATTGCTCCTCGCCCTCAATATGTTTGACCTCTCGCATGTAATCCTGGTACTCGACCATCAACGCTTCGCGCTTGCGCGTCGAGTCGGTAACGCGCTCCACGATCTCGACTGCAAGCCGCAGCACAAGCGCTTCGGTCAGCATCGCATCAAAAGTTGACGGGTCGGTTTTGTCCTCAATGTAACGGATATAGCCAAGACCCGTCCCGTCGGTCACAAGGCACGGGCCAAACGTCACCTTGTAAGCTGTGCCGCCAGAAGCGCTGCCATTGGCAAACCCGTCCGTGTCAACGTGCGACAAAATGAAGTTTGTAGACACACCGGTCGTCGTCGCGATCTGAATGTCGTTGACGAGGCTTGCTTGATTAGCCGCTGTCAGATAGACCCGATCTCCATCAGAAAGACCGTGCGGCGTACCCATCGCAACCAAAACGCTTCCGGTAGCTGCCAGCGGATACGTGCTCGTATAAGAGCCCAGCAGAGCCTGCGAGACTGGCGCGTTTTCGATCCGCCATTGCTCAGTCCCGCTTACCTCAAGAACGCGCAGGCAATTGACAGGCAGCGGAAACACCGCCGTGAAATCCCAGTCTGGAACAAACGCAGGGATTGCAGCGTCTCTGGATTTCAGCGTGGCTCGAGTGGTGACCGAATTCCAAGAGTGTTCGCGCAAAACAGCTTTGCGGACGAACGGCCAAGAGTTCACAACGACTCGAGCTCGCTCGTGCGTCGGAGTCGACCACTCACCAGACGTGATCGTCTCCGCTCCGACTCTCGTCAGCGCCTGATTGGCGATTTCCAGATCAGTCGCCACAGCCCGCTATCGCCCGATCAAATCCATGTTCTGGATAATGAACACCTTGAGCCTGTCAAAAGCCGCCGAGATCTCGGTCGGGTCCGACGCATCGTCAAACCTCACTTGGATGTTGTGGCGGTTGTAAGCTGCGGCTCCAGGCGCAATAACCGTGAAGCTTGAGTTGCTCGTCACGTCGTTGTAGACGATCGACGATTGGATGCCGTCGCCGACATTCGGGCCGTTGTTGATTCCGTAGGGCATTGCCAGATCTCCTACTTGCGAGCGTCGTTGAGCATCTGCAGGACGGCCAGCTCGGCGCGTTCCAACGCTGCGATGGTTTCTGCGCTTGAAGCAAACGGCGTGAAACCCAAATCCAGCACGTTCGGCGGCTGTGCAGACGTGCTGCTGGCAGAGCTTTTGATCGTTTCAATGTCTCGGCTGCCGTTTGCCGAAATGAGGAAATCGGCCATGTTTGACCCTCCAAAAAGTGGCCAAGCCCCGGCGCAGACGTTGATAAGCCCAAAAACGTCTGCGCCGGAGCGAGACCAGGGGGACTAGTCGCCCGCGGTGTAGTCCATCTCGAGCACGATGGTGCCCGAAGCGGAACCGGCGGCGACCAGATCTGCCGTAACCACGTAGGTCTTGAACGGATCGTCCGACAGGCCGAGAAGCTGATACACCGGCTTGCCAAGCGTATCGATGTTCAGCGCCGAGTTCGTGCCCACGCGCTTTTCCTGGCGAACCAGAGGCCCCGTCAACGTCTGCGCGTCGTCGAACAGATTCTCGTCCACGTCGGTGCCATCCTCGAGCCGCAGCCCGAAATTGACATCGCTCGCGCCGGTCAGCGCGTCGCAGGAGAGAAGCAGCGAGTCCACGTAGTCGCCGGAGCGAATCGTGAAAAACCGAATCACGTCGTTGTTCGACTGAGTGCCGTCGAGCTCGACCACCACGCGCTTGCGCCGCTTTCGAGCTCCGCTTGCGGCGACATTCACCGTGACGCCAATCTGAGAGGAATCAATATTGGCCATTTGTTTTGGCCTCCGTTTGAGTGGGCAGGCAGCCCCTCAGCACGACTCCGCACTAAGGGGCTACCACCCGTTCAGTCGAGCCTACGGCTCGTCGCAGACGATCTCGACCAGCTTCTTCTCTTCGACGCGCGTCGCGCCGACCGTGATCGAGGTGTAGACCTGCGTCGCGTACGACTTGTCGGTTCGCTCGTCCACTCGCCCCGTCACGTCGCCGAAGATGCCGAGAGCCAGCCCCGACCGGGCAAACGCCATGCACCGCCGATCCGACGATCCGTTGAACGGCAGCAGCTCGGTGGTGATGAAGTTGAAGCCCATGAACGATCGGATTCGACCATCGACCAGAACCGGCGTGGTGTTGTAGTCCGCGCTGGCCGCCAGGGTTTCGCCCAGCAGATCGTCGTGCTGCGCGCCGGTCATGACGACGAAGAGCTCCTCGTTGTCGATGTCCACCTCAGCCTTCATGAGGGCCTTTTTGGCCGCCCGCAGCTTCGACACGGTCATGCCGTTAGCACCCGCCGAATCGATGATGTGGGTGGGGTTGGCCGTCGTGAACGTGTCCCAGACGACCGTCGTGCCCTTGTCCTCGCCCGTCTTCGACGAGCCAAAAGCCGCGTTGATGATGATCTGATCGCAGGCTCGGTTCGCCGCCGCTGCGCCGTTCTCGACGTAGGGGCTGCGGAAGTCTGCGATCGTGCGAAGGAAATCGTGCCGATCGATGAGCTGCGCGCCGTGCTTCGTCACCGGCTCAAGCCAACGCACGTCGTGCGGCGTGTTCAGGATCGGCGTGTCGCCCTCGCGGACCCAGTCCGAAAGCGTGACCGAACCGATCTGCTGAACCGGCTGGGCAGCCTTGCCGGTGTAGGAGTTGGACCGGACAGCGGTGCGCAGACGGCTCTGCTGCTGCTGGAGAAGAAGCTCTACATTGCTGGCATATTGCTCGGAATGAGCAACGGTAATCTCGGAAGACATTTGTCACCTCGTTAGTAAAAGTCAAAAACCAATTTGGGTTTTGGCTTGTCCGCACAAGGCGGGGCCGGACGCGAATCGCGTGTCAGGCCCTCAAGTCAATCTGCTCCGGCCCTTGCGGGTTATCAGAGCGCTCGCGACTCAGCGAGGGTTGTCTTCCACTTCCACAAGTGTACCGCGTGTTTAACCAGCAGCGGCTTCTTGGATCTTGTTCCATTCCTCAATCGCCTGAACGTCGCCGTCGAACATGCGCTTTCGGAAGTTGTCGTCTTTGATCAGCAGGCTGCGACGCTTGCGCGCCACTTCTTGACTCATCTGGCCCATCGATCCCAAGCTGTCGCCGTCGTTGACCACGGCTTTCTCAGTCGTGGCCGCTGCCACCGTGCTCAGAATCTTCACAGCTTTCTTGACGCCGATGGCTTGCGTCAACTGCCTTGAGTCGTCCTGCGTAAAACCCAGAGCTTGGATTCCACGCTTGACCATGGCGTCGAATTCTTTGGGTGTTTTCCCGTATTCCGCCATCACCTCTTTCGATTCCTGCGCCACCTGCGCCGCAAACTGCGCTTCGCTGTGCGAGCGTTCGGAATCGATAAGCTGACTGGTGATCATCGCGAGCTGGGCGCGCTGAGCCGGCGTGAGTCCGATCTGATGCGCAATCCGATTGACCTCATCCAGCGGCATTGCCTGACCGTCGGCAGTTTGCACCTCGAGCTCGGGATAGCCAGACGCTTCCTGCGGGACTCCGATCTTTGCCCGGAATTCCGACACCTGCTCTTCGTTGTCCCAATCCGGCACTTGGATCGCGTCGGTCGGATCGCCACCAATCCGCTGAACAGCGTGTTTGTACGAGTTCAGGATTGCAGCGGGGTCTTTCCACCCCTTATTTTCAATGTACGCTCGATCTTCGATGCTGTAGCCGTCGAGCCATCCAGAGGCGTTCTGGGGCTCTGAAACGCCCTGAGACTCCACGGGACTGTCAACCGGCTCTGCGATCGACCCTGAGCCGAAATCCACGCCCAGCGCCGCTCCAGCGCTTTCTAGACCGCCTGATGCCGCAGCCTCTCCGCTGCCACCCGCTGCGCTCGTTTCCTCACTCATTTGCCCCCCCCTATCGATCGGACACTTCCTGCTGAATGTCTCGCAGATCCTGCTCTGTCAGACTCAGCACGTCTTGAATGATCATCCACACCTGACGCCGGCCCTCGGTCACCGCCATTGACCAGGGGTCGCCCTCAAACGTCGTGCGAGTTGCTCGGCAGGCGTCTGCCAAATGCGCCAAAACCAAGCTGCCCTGCGGCCCTCTAAAGACCGAGGCATAGGCGTCGCGCACGTCGCGAGGCGCAAACGCCTCTCGAGCTCGTTCGTTCAGGCTCAAACAATCGCCTCGCCGTTACCCATTGCCGAAATTTCTCGCATTGCCTTTGCCGCCTGCGGAGCCTGGCTAAGCATTTGCGTTTCCGCGGCCTGCTGCTTGGCCTGCATGTCGAGCTCTTCGTACTCTGTTTCGGTGCGGACAAGCTTGCTCGGAACGCCCAGCGTATCGCTGACGTGCCGAATCAGTTTGTCGTTTTTCCACATCTGCAAGAGCGTCGGGTCAGACTGAATAAACGGCAGAGCCACCTCGACTGCACGCTGTATGCCCAGAATCTCGTCGCTCTTCTGCATGCGCGTCGCGCTCGATTCGTACTCGATTTCGTACTCGCCTTGCGCCTCGATCAGCTCGCCTGGCATCGGGTCCAGCGCGTTCGTCCGAATGGCGATGGCAATCTCTCGAGCGATAAGCGGGCCGAGAAGCTCACTCTGCTGGCGTCCAATCACGGGAGTGAGAAACTGCGCTTTCTCTTTCTCGCGAGACAGCACTTCGGTCGCCGTCATCTGGACGCGATCTCGCACGAGGATGTCGTACAACGAAACACCCAGCGCGTCGCGAATGTTCTGCCGCAGGAATTCCATCATCCCTTCGGTCATATCGAGACGGCCACCCGTCTGCAACGGCAGGATCTTCGGATTGCCCATCGCGTCTACACCGCCCACGGTGATGCCGCCTGGATTGATCCTGATCCGCTTGGAGCCTCGACCCAAAACCCCGTCGTCGGCTACCAGCAAAGGCGGATCGGCCACTTTGTGCCCAGACCGGATGAACGCCTTTTGCATCTCTTGCAGCGTCTTAATGTCGGGCAAAACCAGCATTGCCGGCCCACGGCCATACATTTCGTGGGGGTTGACGGTGTATCGGCTCCAGATGTACGGGAGTTCGTAGAACCCCCCGCGCTCGAGCACCGATTCCTCGTCGACCGAGATCTCGAGAGCCTCGTATTTCATTGAGGTCTTTTTGCCGTACTCGTAATCGTCGCTGGGTTTGACCACCGACAAATACGTGTGCTTTGCGAACGGATTCTCGTCCTTTGCATCGCGTGCGCACTTCGGGGCCTTGTCTCCCCACCGCCGACAAGCCGCTCTCGCAGTCAGCTCGTACTCTCGATAGATCGAGTCCACGTTGCCTTCGTGGTCGGTGTCGATCCACGCAGAGCCGACGTGTATTTGCTGATAGCGAGTCGCGCCCTCTGCGGTTTCTTCGACCAGCAAGCAAGCGTTGCCGTAGGCCAGATTGCTCTTCCAAACCTCGTGAACCTGCCCGTAGAACCGCGCAGCCGGTGCGTTTCGCCATCGAAACAGAACGTCGGTGGCTTGCTCAAACCAGCGCTTGACCGCAGGGATCTCGTTGAGCTGCTCGTCGGATGCGACCAGCCGATGCCATCGCTCGGTCCTGGGCGTAAGAAACGACTCAAGCGCTGCCGCGCCTTTCTCAAGCGCCAACGCTGCCGTTGCTTCGTAGATCTTCTCGGTCGTTTTCTCGCCCGGCGAATGCCGATACGTAAAATCGCCGCCGTCGGGCCAGACCAGATCTTTGACCTGCTGCCATTGGTCGTCGAAGTTCGTGCGTCGGCCCTTGAGCTCGTTCACGCGCTTCTTGCACTCAAGCGCCTGGTTTGAATCAGACCCGTGCATTAGTACCCACCGCCCAGCGTCGAGCGCGCTGTGTTGGCAGCCATCGCGGAGCCCAAGGTACTGCGGACTGCAGCGCGAGAAGACTGAGCCCTGCGTCGCCGCTCAGCGTCTCGAGCCGCCAAAGCCGACCCCGTGTCTGCCGTTGCCGCAGGCGGCATCGACGCCGGCTGCGGTGCAAGACCCATTGCAAGACCCGTCGTCCCGCCAGCCACCGCAAGAGGAACCGCAGCCTCCTTGGCTAGCTCTGTCGCCTTCTGCGCCATCGTTTGCTGCGCTGCCTGCTGTCCGGCCTGCTGTCCGGCCTGCTGGGCGGCCGCGCCCGCACCACCCCCAGCGCCCCCAGCACCTGCTCCCGCACTACCAGACGCCGCTGCGGTCATGGGCGTGCCGGCAGCTTGGCCAGGCGCTTGTACTGCGGTTTGCGTTGCGGTTTGCGTACCGGCTGACGTACCGGCTGACGCGCCCGGTCCAGCAATTGCGCCACCTGCGCCCCCCGCAACCGCGCCTAGGCCGGCACC